AAGCCTGCTTGCTCATAGCTATAGCGTTGGCCATGTTCTTTCTTGATTGTCACGATTGTGACGTTCTCTGGTTGACGGAAATAAGGGTTATTTGCTAATTCGTAAGTTTGTGTCATGTTCTATTCTCCTTTTTGCATTTTAGCTTTCATTTCTTCAAATAGTTCTTTAAGTGCTGGTTCGTATTCCAAGACCTCATTCATTACTTGTAACTCGCTTGTTACGTATTTGTAGAAGGCTTCATTTTGAGCTGATTCCAACTCACTTTTAGCCAATTTAGTTGCTAGTGAGTTCATCACTAATTGATCCAGTGTTTCGTTCATGCTATTTCCTCCAATTTTTGATTTAGTTCTTGTACTGCTTTAATTAAGTAAGGCACAAATTTTGAGTAATTGATTGTTAAGTGATTATCCTCGCCCTCATATTTCTCGACTGAACCAGGGATAATATTTAACACTTCCTGCGCTATCAAACCAATTTCTTCATGAGTCTTATCCTTAATATAGTCAAAGGCCACTAAATTCAAAGCATTTATTTTATCCAGAGCATTAACCGGTGTAGGTTCAATATTCTCTTTCAATTTTCTATCTGAGCCGGTTGTGATTCCAGCGTGTTGTCTAAATTTTCCGGTAACAATTTGGCTCCACCAAACAACTCGATTGTAACCACCAACAGGGTTATTCCCTTCACCAAAAACATCATCAGAAGCTAACCATAGACCTTTTTCTGCATTTACTCTTGAGTAGAAATTAACCTTTGATGTGCTTGCAAAATCTACTTTTGAATAAAAAGACGCTTCATTTCTACAGTACATCGTACCGTCTGTATTGACATACCAGGCTTTGGGACCAGGGGTGTCTAAACTTTCACCCCAATTTGCCCAAAATGCGTTTCTGTTCGCACCAGCGTTCATTCCGTTACCCATCCCAATACTAACAGAGTTAATTCCTGTTATGAAATATCCATTTCTGTTTGTGTATTGACCAAATCTGAAGCCTCCAATTTTACCTTGAAAACCTTCTAGAAATGTCGCAGTGACTACCACTGACCGAAGCTTGTTGATGAATGCTTCTTTAGCAGCAAGCGTATCTGTGAAGATGTTACTTGCTACTAGCTTGTTTGCAAATGCTTGGTCCATCCTTACTTTATCAGCGGTCACTGCCTCAGCATCTAATATCGTAGTCGTGACCGAACCAGCTTCAAAATTGGCTGTTTTTAACTTGTCAACCATTGCTGACTTGATAACGGCTTTGTCAATCAGGGTCTCGCCAGTGATATGAAATGTTTTTCCTATGAATCTATTGCGACCATCAGCTCCTAGATTAACTCCAGAAATGATATCTCCAGCCGAGTTGATGTTCTGAACAGACCATGAGCCATCCAACTGTCTTTGAACGGTTTTCACAGCTTCAAGAGCATCATTTGGTGCTACTGAGTAATCTGATGGAGTTGAACCCTGTTCTACTTTTATCAAACCATCATCGTACATACGAGCTGAGAATCTGACGAAATAAGCATTCGTTGGTACAGTGATTTGATTGATGTTGTGCTGTTTACCTACAGTTGTTTTATAGGCGTTCAAGCCTGGTTTGCGGTTATCAATAGGATTTTTGTTTTTATCAAAAAATTGCCAAGCTGTCCATGCCATTCCATTCTCAGGAAGAGTTACCCAGTGCTGAAAAATAATTTTTTCATTTGGATCCACTGAAATGAAATCGGATGTAACCTCCTTTTGTGTAGCATTCGCTACGTAAATGATTCCATTATTTCCTAAAAATCCTTTAGTAAGTGTTGAATTTAAGAATAAATTCTGATGTTCCGCAAAAGCCTTGCCAACTTCAACTTGGAACAGCTGATTGGTCATAGCCATACGAGCAACCTTATCCGCAATTCCATTTTCAGTATTGCCTAGAATACGCTCATAGAGCTGGCTGGTCTCTCTTACTCGCTGGAAATCGACTTGGTTAGCCTTACCAGCAATCTGCGATGTGACGCTTGCGAATTGACCGTCAACCGTCTGCTTGTACTGAGCGATTTTTGTAGCGATGTCATTGTTCGTCTGCGTGCTTATTGCACTAAATCGACGTTCGAGACTTCTTACATCCTCTTGATAAGCCGATTTACCAACAAAATCACGATTGACCAACTCACGGACGGCTGTCGCTTGACGAGCACTCTCTTCACGAGTGTAACGCTGCAAAGCTTCCTGTCGCTGACCATCTTTATTGACATATTCCTGAATAGCTGATAAATCAGTTCTCAACCCCTGAGCTGTCCGCTCAAAGATAGCCTTAGCTTCAGTGATGAGACCATCAGCGTCTTCGATTGCTGGGCTCCAGTCAGTAGCTAGAGTGCCTTTTTCAAGTTTAATCCTGCGCACAGAATAGCTATTGTTTCCAGCAAAATCATACAAAGCCATCTCTCCTCTCGCATAGCGAGGGTCGTCGTTCGGAAAGATAACTGGACCCGTGAACGTGAACCGTTGCCATTCTTTGCTTGGAGTGATGTCAGCACTAGCTTTCATACCGAAGCGATTATTTTGATAGTGATAAAAATGTAGAGGGCGAATCTCGCCCCCTTCGTTAATTTTTAAATCAAACGAGAGAGTCCAAATTTCCCCGACATTTTCTTGGGTAAGGTATGGATGTAAAGGAAACGGGAAGAAACGCGTACTTGTTCGAACCTTCTCAGAATCTCGATAATAGTTTCTACCACCGACCTTCATCTTGGCAAATGTCTGAGTCAGCCCATCAATGCCTTGCTTGACTTCAGATTTCGTCGCAAATCCGTTCATCTGGCCAGTCATGCGACTGAGAGCTTCTGTGGTCGTTCTGCGATACTCAGACGCTTGATTTACCTCGCTTGTAACCGTTTGTTTCAAGACATCCAAATCACCCGACAAAGCTGTTTGAGCGCTCGTAGCCTGTCTCTTAAACTCATCAAGTTTGGCAATCGAATCCAACCCAATCCACTTGGCTTCCTGTGCAAGCAGGGTACTTGCGCCAGCACTTCGTATGGCCTCTTCTGCTTTTCGTCTAGCTTCATTGATTGCTGCATTGTCGAACGACTGGAACTTCTTGTCGATTTCGCTTGAGATTTGACGTTTGATTTCTTCGGCTCTGGCTTTGGTAGCATTGAGACCGTCTGTGAATTGATTGACCAACTCTTCTTTCTGCCTATCAAATGCAAGATCAGCATTCTTGAGTTCTCTGGCTAACTGCCTTTCAAAATCAGCTTGAAGTTGTTGGGCTTCACCCTTGACGGCATCACTCACTGCGTTGCCAATTGCATTCGCAAGACCTGACTGGAATTGACCGAATCCAATAGATTTCAGCTTCTTGGCCATCGGCGAATAGGTGTACTTGGTGATTTTCTTGCGCACGTCAAGATTGTAGTGCTCGTGGAAGATACTCACAATATCGAACATCTGGACAGGCACGTCACTCTGACCGACAACCTCAAGCTCAAGGCTATCTTCGAGCATATCGCACAATGTTGTTCTGAAATACTGTTTGCCGTATTTTAAGAGGGTTGCTTCATCCACTACGTCCTGGTCGTTGACCTCTACAACATCCTCATAAATCTGACTATATTTGTTAATCAGTGGACTATCGACAACCACTTTGTAATGCTTATCGACTGGCTTTTCTCCCTCACCTTTAACGGTAGTCTTGAAGGTAATTCGAGTCTTCAAAGACTTAGTAGATGTCTTGTGTTGATAGCTAGACAGGTTTTTCTTGTACATAAAAAGCGATTCATTTTCTGAACCACCATTTTTTAAAAGTCGAACCTGGTAGCCGTGGCGCACAAGGTCTCCACCCCATTGACCAATAATAGAATGCTTATCTTTCGCAAATGCCTCCATAGCATTCTTAGAATCAATATTAAAGGTATGCCTATCTTCAATATCAGAGAAGAATGAGAACGGATTATCTCGAGTTATGCTTCCAGCGAAGCGACTCAAGGCAGTCGAACCAGTCTGCCTATCCAAAGAAATCGGATTGACCACATAGTTATTCAAGAGAGTGAATACTTGATTCGCATAGACTTGAATATAGCCGTGCTTCTTCTCAACCTCAAAAATGACGAAATCCTGCTCACCGTGTAGGTCATCAGCCGTAAGGAATGTCTCTTCCTTCAGCTTCTCCCACAACGAATCCGAGGTCGGAAATCGGAAGGTCAATTGGTAGGTACTGTTATCTTCTTGAACAATTTCATCCGCATAAGCTGCATTCAGAGGCATATTTCCATTTATTAAATAAATCAAATCTTATACCTCCAATTCGGTCGAATAGTAATCTTACGGACGGTTCCAGTAAATGAAACACCAACTTTGCCAGTCGGAATCTCCAAAAACCCTCCACGCTTACGAAGCGTGTTCTGGACTGCTCCGGTTGCGTTATAGATATTCTGCTTGCCTTGCCTACAATCGATCGTAGCCTTGGTCTTAATCGCAAGATACATGGTCTTACGGCCAATCGTAAGAGAGATATCACCATCCCCCTCAATCTCGATGATTGGTTCAGAATAAATCGTCCCAAGATTTGTGATTGTACCAGATGCAGTCAGAACCACAGGTTCTACAATTTTTTGATAACGGAAGGGTTGCATATCTAAATTGATCGCTAATTCCCAACCATACATTCCTTTAGGAATAATTTCGGTATCTAAGAAATCGGCGTAAAAAAATGAATCAGGCTGGTAGCTAAACTCTAAACGATTCCCAACTGGTTGAAACTTTTCAACCAAGGTGGCCAAATCAGCGAAGCGCTCAAAGAACACTCGTACAGTTCGCTCGTAATTGTCGAAAGCACCTTCTTCTTGATTGTAGCTACCATTCATACCATACGGTTTCGTTTGCTCTGTGAAACGAGGGCTGGCAGAATGTATCGTTCCAAAATCTATGACCACACAATTTCTTAATTTAGTTGTTGAAAAATCATTCACTTTTAAATAATTCGCCATTAAATCCCCTCCCTTCTCATAATATTTCCTTGATAGCGATAAGAGTTCTCTGCGATTACTTGACCATCTAGATAAGTGTTGGAATCCTTATCTAATAATTTTCCAAGCAAAAACTCTACACTTTCTTTCAAGCTGACAAGCTCAGTCACGATAGCTTTACCACTACTATCCTCTGAATGGTTAGCGAAACCACTACTAGAATATGTAGATTTAGGATAACTAGAACTTCGATTTCTCGAATTGAGTTCTTGAAAACGTCTGGTTAGATGAGAAATTTTAGTATCTTCAAACCCTATCCCTTTTTCATAGTTAGGCATACCCAAGCTATTCATCAAGCTACGAGTTTTACCAGCTTTTAAGACCTTTGTTCCAGGTGGAAGTGGTAAAGTAACATTACGGCCTTGCGGAATAAATGAAGTTCCGTCCGGCAATGTAACCAACTCTTTATACAAGGTTCCTCGTTGGTCATTGACCATCGCTAAACCACCTGGGTGATTATCTGTACCCTTGGCGTGTTTTTGCGTGAAGAACCTTGTAACTACGTCGATAAATTTAATACTTGGCAATGAATTTAAAGATGCCCAAGCACTGTTGATACCTCCACCAGTATTGTTCGTAGCATTGATATCAATCGGGCTATTTTGCTTGACTGCGTTTACTCCAGCGCTTGCAGCAGCTGAAGGATTTCCTGTCAAATCAACAGCGTTAATATCAATTGGTTTTAACTGATAAGGAGAGTTAACGCTAAGTGTGGCAGATTGTGAAGCACCTCCTGTTTCATCAGTAGCGTTAATACTGATAGGAGAAGTTTGCGCAGGCGAGTTAACGCTAGCTTGGGCGCTTGCTACTGCTTCTGCGGTTTTATCTTCTGCTTGCAACGGTTTAGGTGCTGGGAACAAAGTATTCCAATAATTCAAACCAATATTGGCATTGTTCAACGTACTTGTAAAATTAGAAGAATCTGCTGTCAGATTTTTTACAAACACTGATGCTTCATTCCATAAAGATAGACCAGCTTTAGAATTCGCTACTTCCGTTTGGAAGGATTGACTATTTGCTAAGAATTCTTTCTGAGCTGGTTTCAGTGCATCGTATTCACTTAATAATTTCGTTGCCTCTGTTGCGCTATTAATGACACTCTCATTCTTTAAAAAGAGTTCTTTGATATGAGTAGGCATACTATTCCATGCTTTTAAGTTACTTTCACTATCAAAAATAGCTTGCAATCCAGCTTTATTATCTACGATGACTTGTTTTTCTTCCAAGGTCATACTTGACCATTTGCCAGACTCAACAAGCGCTTCAGCAATTGTCACACGGGCATTTGAGTTTAAGTTTGCGTTTTTAACAATGAATTGCAGTTGCTCCCAACCTTCAGCAGACTTGGTAGCTTCCCCGATAACTTCTTTTACATTGGACTTAACTTCGAAATTACCATTTTCATTGATATTTCCGACCAACAAAGACCAAGCGTCGTTAGCTTCTCGTGTCTCTTTGCTCATATCACTAGTATATTTAGCTAAGATACTATGAGAATCGCCCATTTTTTGAGAAGCTTCTGCAGCTTTTTGGCCAATCATTTCATAAGATAGACCATATTCCTCAAGGACTTTTTTAGCTTCTTCCCAGTAATTGAAACTTTCAGAACCACGAAGTTTTAGTTTTGCGTCTAGGTTTTTCATTACCTGATAATACTTAACACCTAGTGCTTCCATCGTTTGATTATGGTTGGCTTCTAAAGCTTGAAGTTTTTTATTGTAGGTTTCTTGGTCAAGAACTTTACCATCTAAGAGTTGTTTTAACTCGTCTTTTTGTGTTTTGTATAACGTATTCTCATCGTCGAGCGCTTTTTTCAAAACATCTTTAGCATGATTCAACTGAGTTTCGTTTAGAGTATTGATCTCTCCATTTAACGCTTGAATTGCTGCTTTTTGTTGTTCGCCAGACAATTCCATCATAGAGATTCTAGCTTTTATCATCTCTCTTTGGTTGTTTAAGACGATTTCTTTTTCTTCTTGAGAAAACTTGCTAGCGTCTCCGTTGTGACGTTTATAAATTTCGCTAACCTGATTAGCCATTGCATCGGTATTTGAAACAACTTGCTCATTTTTTGCTTTCATATTAGCGATTGCTTCATCACTAATACCCCACTTTTTGGCCAGTTCTTCCATACGCTGACTAGCTTTTTCTGCCCCTGAAGCAACCTCTTCATGAAGTCTCCTAAAGGATTCAGATACTTTTTCAGCATCTCCAGCGTGTGTTCCGAAGTTAGCAACTGCAGTGCTTGTTTCATCCACTTTAGTTTGGAAGTCTCTTAAATCTTTAGTTGCAGTATCGCTCAATTGAGAGCCAAACTCTTCGGTTTTGATTCGTGCTTCATCTTTCTTGTTCCCTAAGTAAACAAGTCCTGCTGCAAGTAATGAAGTTCCACCGACTAATAAGCCGATTGGATTTGCTAAAGCACCAAATGCGCCAGATAACGCTCCGGCGTTAGTTGCTGCGCCTGCTGCTGCAGTTTCAACTGCTCCTGCTGATCCAGCGAATGTTTTCATCGCGCCTGCTGCAAACTTAAAATCTTTTAAATACTTGAGCGAACCACTCAAGAACCCAATACCTCTAGATAGACCGCCTATAACTTTAATCAGACCACCAATGGTAGAGATACCACCACCTAACAATTTTATTGCAGGTCCGACGGCTGCTACCATCGATCCCCATTTAATAATGTTCTGTTGTTGTTCTCTTGACATGGAACTGAATTGCTTAGCCAAATCTGCTAGTGTGCTTATCCAAGGTTTTGCTGCTTCCAATCCGTCTTTCAGAGCGTCTAATAACGGACCTCCAAACTCAATTGCGACATCTGTCAATTGGTTCTTGAGCATTTGGAGTTTGGATTGCATTGTCTCGTAGCGTTTGTTCGCTTCGTCTGTTAATGCAGTTCCTTTTTCCCATTCGCTATTCGCTAGTCCAACTGCCTTGCCCATTGTTTCTGCTGCAAGACCCAAAGATTTCAGCATATTAGATTGTCGGATACCTGTTAGACCAAGTTGCTCCAAAATCTTGTTAGTATCTTTCCCTTCATCTTTAGCTCTACCGAGACCTCTAATGAAGTCTTGTAGAGCTTCAGCAGGTTTAGTTTTCCACTTTTCAGCGAATTGGTCTGCAGTTACTCCAGCTGTATCAGCATAGATTCTTAATTGCTCTCCACCTTCTGAAACCGCTTTGGAAATACCTGTTAGCGTCTGAGTCATTGCAGTACCACCAGCTTCAGCCTCAATACCAACCGAACTCATGGCAGTTGATAGACCTAAGATTTCAGGCGTAGTCAATCCAGCTATTTTACCTGATGCTGCAAGACGATTGGCCATGTTAACAATATCGCTTTCAGTTGTTGCGAAATTATTCCCCAAACCAACGACAGTTGCACCAAATTTAGCTGACCAACTATCAAGATCATCTCCTGAAACTTGCATGATGTTACCGATTTTAGCGATAGACGTTGCAGCTTCTTCAGCACTCAAGTTGGTAGATACACCAAGGTTAATCATGGTTTTAGTGAAACCTTCGATTGAACCAATCGGTACACCCAACTGCCCTGCCGCTTCAGCGACTGCAGCAATTTCCGTAGCACTAGCTGGCATTTCTTTTGCCATATTCCGAATGCTAGCACTTAATTTTTCAAATTGTTGAGGCGTTCCGTCTACTGTCTTTTTAACACCAGCAAACGCACTCTCATAATCGATCGCTGCTTTCAGAGCTAATCCTGCTCCAGCTACAATAGGGGCAGTCACACCCTTGGTTAGAGCCGAACCGAAACCAGATACGCTTTCACCAACATTTTTGAATTTATTACCCAATTCTTGTGCACTCTTACCAAACTTAGTGAACGCACTATCATCTATATAAACTTGTCTCATGGATTTCGCTAACTCTTCATAGCGATTTTTTAACTCAGCTATTTTCGCAGCAGTAGCACTCATAGCTACTGATTGATCTAGTAGTTTCTTTTTTTGCTCATCAGTAGCCTTAGAAACTTCTCCAATCTGGTCCTTTAGTTCGTTTAACCGGTTGCTTTGGGCGTTCCAAAGTTTCTGATAATTTCCTAAAGCTGAACTAGTCTGATCCATAAGGCTCTTTAAGTTAGTGACATTCTTGCCAGCGCCCTTAAAGTTGTTTTCCATAGCTTTCAGGGAATTATCAACGCCTTTTAGATACGTCTTCAACCTTCCAACGTTCGATTGGAAAGGAGCGACATCTAAAGTAGCAGTTGCGACTAATTCACCAATATTACTTGCCATTTACTCTCCTTTCTAACCAAAAAGGAATGGAAAGGCCTTATCAAGGGTAGTCTCTTCTTCCTCTTTGCTATTTTTTATCTCTAAAGCCTGCACCATCAAATCGAAATCAGAAAGACGCATACTCTTAATATCATGGATTGTATATCCTTGACTCATTAATGATTGAACCCAAGCCAACAAGTTTTCTTGCGCTTGTTTAGGGGTCAATCCTTTTTCTTCTTTTTTCCCTTTGTAGTCTCTTTTTCTTCTTGTTTACCACCTAAAGCGGCTAAGTAGAGATCATTCAAGGTTTCAAGCGTTTCAACACTTGCAGTTTTCAAATCTTCGGCAGCAAACTGCTCACCGTACATTTTTACAAACATATCAAGATACGCTTCATTCAATTCACGGTGTTTAGCTGGATTTAGTAAATCCTCTTTTACTTCATATAGAGCGGTTTGACGAACTTGATGTTCCAAAGCTAGTAAATTATCTTCCACATTTACGTAGTCTTTAGAAAATTCCTTCAAAACACCTGCTTTTTTAAATTTGATTTCAAACATTCTTTTTCCTCATAAATAATAAAGGCTTGGAAAACCAAGCCTATTATCATTGTTCTAGTGTTCTTTCTGTTTCTGCGGTAACTGCTAATTCTGGACTAGCACCGCTTAGGCCTTTGGGAAAACCATCTCACGGAATTTAGTTTCTTGGAACTCAGGATTGTCTTCACGACCAACGATAAGAACCAATCCTTCTTCTTCGTTTCCGCGGGCTACGAAGCTTCCAGATACCGTATCGTTTTTAGGATCTGGTGAACCATCTTTCGTTTCCAAATCCATTCCTGGAAGCGAGAACTTCCCTTTAAGAAGACCGACCCAGATACCTTTACCGTCATCACCAGTGGTACGGAACAAGCAAGCGATATCGTTCGGAGTCATCTTCTTGCTGTATTTTTCAACACCATTCTCAACAGTAATGCCATAGAAGTCTTTACGAGCATCACTACCCAAATCCAACCATGATACTTCAAGAGTTGTTCCAGTGATACCAGAAGACAATACAACGTATGGTCCATCATCTGCTGTAATAGTGTTCAATTCATTTGTGATATCCAGTTTTGCTGATTTAATTCCTGGGATTTTTTTAGTTTCACCTGTGACAAGGTTTTGAGAGTTCAAAACCCCATATTCAAAACCACGTAAGCCAAATTTAACTTTAGACATTTATTTATTTTCCTTTCATTTCTTCGAGATTGCTCCAATCAAAAAGACGATATTTCCGGACGTTCATTAATAATCCAATATCGCTATCCATGTATCTGGGTTTCTCATTAGCTGTGTAGCGTTCAAAACCACTACTTTCTAGTACCGTATCAATCCTTTTGGCAATCTGATCTGCTTGCTTAGCATTCTTACACCAAAAGTTTACTGTGATACGTTGTTCCATGACGATAACATTATCGTCAGCATAATCATGAGGGGCTTCGTATGTTGAATAAATTCTTGCAAACGGAGCAAGTTCCTTTCGCTTCATATTCATCGGCTTTTCAGGAATATCATAAGTAAAGATACCTTGCTTATATCCTCCTGGGAATTCTTTCCCTCTAAACTGATCAAATAGCTGATTTATTTTTTCATCTGCTACTAAAAGCTTATAAGCCTCGGTTTCTGCAATCACTTACCTAACACCTCCCTCATCTTGTTTCCATATATCTTCTTAGCACGAGGAGTGACTCCATTGATAGTTTTTTCCTCGAAATCTTGCGCTTTCTGATAGATTGTTCCACTATCTGGATATTTCGCACGCCAGCCAGTAGCACGACCGTATCCGATATCTTTTGATGGTGCATCACCACCACTTTTGAAGTTACTGATTTTCACATCTTCCTTCATTCTATAAAGAGTTTCTTCTTTGTAAATCGGAGTATTTACTTCAAGTTCTTTCTTGAACTCTTGAGCTACCTCATTTACCGCTTCACGAGCCACACGAGGTGCTTTTGCTTCAAGAATCGTAAGATTTTTAAGACAAAGATCCAATCCTTTTGTCATGACACCATCACTCCCTTGATTAAATCAATTTCCTTGTTAGCATAGTCACGTTCAATAGCAATAATTTGATATTCATTACCATCAAATTCTACATAACATGAATTGTCAAAAGGCAGTTTTGGTTGATGACGAATTAAGAATGTTTTAGTGTCTTTGTGCTCTGACAACCCACTAGCTTTCGTGACCGTTGCATTTTCACGAAAATCTTTAATAGAGGTTTTAGATACTTCTGCCCAGCAAGTATACAAGTCATTTCTTTCGAAATCTAGCACCTCTCCATCTTCATTTTGTCCACCTACTCTTTGAAAAAAAGTAATGCGGACATTCATGTTACGTGTCCGCATTAACTTTCCCTCCGTGTTCTAAGTTGGTGAATGATATTCAGAACACCGTTCGCTAACGGATAACGCATGGTGTCCGCTGACATTCCTCGATGTTCGTACTCTTCCTTGACTTGCTTTTTGACAGCTAGTCGGAATTTCGCATAGGACTCTAAGTCTTCAGGTTGTAGTTTGTTATCGATAGCGAAACAAATCTGCTCTCTAGCTGACTCGATAAGTTCAAGTAGTAACTCATCTTCAAAATCATAATCGATTTTGCAGTACAACTTGACTTCTTCTAAAAAGTCGAATATTTCATTATCCATATTTCTAACCTCCAATCAAATCAAGTAGATCTTGTTTAAGGCTAGAAGGATTGTAGCTGATACCTTTGCTGTCTAGATAAGCCATAATATCTGCCTTTGTACTTGCAGCAGTTGGTTTATCTAACTCGACAGTCGCCGTCTTATTAACGGCTGACAGTGGGCGTGAATGTTACGAAATAACCAGCTTTTGCATCGGCTTTCTTAACATCGAAGCGCATAACTGCTTGTAGGTATTGTCCATAGATTTCATTATCTGCCCAACGAAGACCAAGATCCATACGGTCGGCAAACAATACTGCACGAGTCACGTCACCGATAAAGGCTTTAGCTTCACCTTTAGCACCTAGAGATTCATCTGATACTACGAATACTGGATGACCAAGGAACGCTTTACCAGAGGCTGAAACGATTGAATCTTGAAGCAAGTAACGACCGTTCTTATCTTTCAAAGTATCAAGAACTTGGTAGAACGATTGAGAAACTACAAATGATACGTTGTAAGCAGGGTCAAGGTCTACGTTCAAGATTGATTTAATAGCATCCAAATCCGCTGCAGTTTTAGCTTCAAAGCCTTTAAGGATGTTGCCAATTGCTTCATTGGTAGTGTTAACTTTGATTTGACCAATCGCTTCAGATACAATAGCAAGCAAGTCAACGTCTGCATCATCAATTGATTCTTGAGAAACTGGAATCGCACCACGGTAAGTAGCTACTTCCCATGCTACGCTATCAAAATCTGGTTTAGCAAGTGCAGGATTTTTCTCCAATTCAGCAACACTAATCATCTTAGCAGTCGCACGTTTAAGAATTGGGTATTTCCCTGAACCCTTAGTAGCTTTATGAATTGTTGTGAATTGCTTCAAATCAACAACTGTTTTAACTTCACGGAGTGGAGTTGTTACAATTTCTTCACTAGTTACAGGTTTAGTTTTTTCTTTCTTCAAACCATCTGATGTTGGGTTGATATCATTCATCGGGATAAGTACTTCATCTTTACCCTCAAAACGAAGACCCTCATTACGAATGCGACCTTTAGAACGGATGAATTCATTTACAGATTCACGATAAGACTTAGTTTCTTCTTCAACTTTATGAGCTTGTCCAACAGTTTTAACATCAGAACCAACTTCTGCAATTTCATATGCTTTTAGATTGTTCTCAGCTTCTGCTTTTTGAGATTTCAAAATATCGATTTCAGCACGCACTTCACGAGCTTTCTCGAGGTCTTCGTTGTTCAAAACAGATTTTAATTCTTCTGTTTTAGCAGTAATTTCAGCACCAATATTCATAATTTGTGCTTTCAGTTCTTTCATTTTTTCTTTAAACATACCTTTAAATTCTCCTTTTTGGGTATAAAAAAAGAGCCTATAGCCCTTCAAGTAATTCTTCTTTTTCCAATTCAAACTTCATCGCTTCGATTTCGTTCTTACGACTCGATTTATTAGCGAAGAAGTCATCAATAACAGCTTGTGGTAACATTCCTGTCCCAAAGCTTGCAACAGCTTCACGGTCTTCAAAGTTCATTACTTCATCAGCAAAACCCTTTTCAACCGCTTCTTCAGCACTCATGAAGGTCTCGTTCTTCATCATGTCGATGATAACGGACTCTTCAAGACCTGTTTTAGACACATAAGCATTAACGATAGCTTGGTCGCTAACCTTCAAAGCGTTTGACGCTTTGTCCAAATCATCGCTATTACCTGAAACCCACGGTAACAATGCTTTATGGATCATGATTTGTGCAGTTGGGCTGATACGCACCGAATCCGCTCCCATGATTGCCACACTAGCAGCACTTGCAGCAATGCCAGTGACTTCAACAGTTACTTTCCCTGGATAGGAACGCAATGAGGTATAGATTTCACTTCCAACAGTCACTAAGCCACCGTTTGAGTTAACCTCTAGTACCACATCGCTTCCATCTTCTGGGAAAGCATCAACCACAGATTTAGCACTGACTGCTTCCATCCCAAAATAATCATAAACTTCTTGTTGATTATTCGAGATCAGCGGACCCTTCATCTTGATTCTCTTCGGCATTTCTTGTCCCACCTCCTTTCATTGCTTGATATTCTTCTTTTTTGTCTAAGAAGACGTAATTCAGACTAGATAGATAACGGTCCATATTTGGATCCGTAGAACGTTCTTTACCGAGTTCGATTAAAGCTTGGTTCGGTGTTAAGATTTGATTGTTCACAAGCTTAACCAACTCTTCAACATTGCGTCCTGTAATGCTACGAGTATCAAATTCAACACGGTATTTCCTACGTTCATCATCATCTAGCACTTTTAGACCTAATTCACTAGTAATTGCATCAAAATAAAAAGGAAGGTCGTTGGTAACGTAATCTTCCGTCAATTGAGCGACAGACTGGTTTGGACTGTTCACTCCTAATTTAAAGCTAGGAACTCGCAAAGCTTTGGCGATTTGGGCAGTTGAAAAGTTGTTTGACGTAATCAACTGTAAGACATTTGTATCAATTTCAAGAGGGGTATACTCTTGAGTATCGTCAAATACAAGAGGACTTCCACCAGTCGAGCCTTCACGCATTTTCTCGAAGTCCATGCGTGCTTTCTGCCTAGCTTCACCATTTAATTGAGCGCCTTTCAACTTGATAATTCCGCTTGAGAAACCATCACGGAAAAACTTAATCAAGGTGTTAATTCCACCGTTTTGGAGACTGATTTCATCTCCCAAAGACAACAACGGAGAACGTCCAAGTATTGTGTCGTGACTAAAGAATTTCCAATGAATAACATCATCAGACTTACATCTAACTTCCTTGCCACTCAACTGGTCACGGAATGTATATATCAGTTCGTGGTTATTGGTTTCTTCAACTGTCGTTTCAGATGGCCTAAAGAATTGAAATTCCATCGCTCTTCCAGTTACTGGATCTCGAAGAATACGAGAAAATGAATTCCCGGTCAAAATTGTATTGACTGTCATTGCGAATTTCCACTGTCTAGCCGAAGCATTCCCAGTCGATTTCACATTTAGAAGATAATTCATGTTCTCATCTATCTCAATATTCCCCATTAAATCTTTTTTCAACAGAGGGAAACGTGCCACATCACCAGCTATGATAGATACTGCAGTCAAGACATCACTATTTTTTAAAGCTTTGATACCAGTATATTCAGGGCTTGAATTGGCAGATACCACAGATGATATATATTCGTCATAAGATATTTTTGACGAACTCAAAGATTGAAAAAAAACCATTAGATTCTCACCTCCTTTCTATTTTTGAGTACAAAAAAAGCACCGATTGGTGCTTATATTAACTATTTCCAAAGATATTTTCCTATCTGCATAGAGTAAATCGATGAATTATTTTTTGGTAAATCGTAATTCAAGAAGAATACAGCATTAGACTTTGGAGACACTATTTTAACTTCCCCTTCTCCTGTCAACCCTAAAAACTCTTGCAATCCACTATAATTTAGCACTTCATCTCCAGCTTTTGCTACAAATTCTTTAGGATTGAAACTAGATTTTCTATCTGTGTTGTTTTCTAAAACAATTGCGACAGTAACCTTACCCTCAGTTACATCCATATTTCTTACTTCAATAGTTCCTTCATCAAATGTTATTTTTTCGCCAAACTTTTTAGTCAAAATAACATCGTCTTTACTTGATGATTTAGAGTTGCTTTGATTGTTTTCGGTGTTATAAATTTCTTTATTAGTAGGATCATATCGTAAATTGTATTTAGCAAGCGCATTATTAATATCAACATTCTCCGAATCGATTGCACGTACCAAAATCAATAAAAATAAAATGATAATACCAAATACAATTGTTGTCCAGAACAACGGTTGCTTATAAACTGGTTTTTTTGTCATATTAGACACCTCCTAAAATTAACTCATTCTAACAAATTTTAGGATTTTTTTCAACATCACTTCGTTTTATCAATATATGCACCTATCAGGCACAGTATCAATCCTGTAGCGATATACCCATATACTTCACCTATCAAGAAAATGCCGTAGATGAAGAAAGATAATCCAGCTAATAGCAAGATTGTGTGTATCTGATTCAATAACCTCAAAACAGCGAATCTCCTTTCAAAATTTTCTCATTCGTCCAGTAACCTGTACCGTCGAATGGTTCTAAATAACAAGCAGCATACGCATCTAAAAGAGCGTCCAAAGGGTCGATTTTATTGCTATTTTTATTCTTGTCTATCCTCATACCGTTGTTATCGACACGAGTATAAGCGTTATTCACTGCCATAGTTAGCAACTGATTTCCACTATGTTTTATCTTCCCTAATCGGACATCATCACGGAATTGTTTAGTAGGCATATTCAATACCATTGTCGTTTGTGGTATTTGTGTCAAAGGCCATTCAGGATGTCGTTTCTCAATCATGGTCAATAACGAACCGAACTGATAAGGGTCAAAATAAATACCTTGCAATTCCCAATCATTCTCATAAACCATTTCTTCAATCTTCTCGAGAACACGCTCATCATCGATAACACCACTTTCAAGAGTGGTAATCTCGCATTCACCCATTCGTTCCAAATTGGTATAAGAAACACCGTCTCGTTTTTCTTTAGCAATCAAACCGTATTTGGTAGCTACAAAAGAAAAACTATCCGCATACCAATAATCATCCATCATGACCATTGGAGAAATGGAGAATAAGTCACTTGACCTACCTACGTCAACACCAATCCATACTCTACGTTTTCTAGTATCTGGTTTATCAATCTTAGCTTTAGACCAACTTTCTTTATCCATGTAAGATTCTTCAGAGGATTGTCTCCACATATTAAAGTTCTTGATCAAAACTTCATTGACCGTACCAGTTTCTAACGATGTCTTGCGACGTTTTCGGAGATAATCCATCATCTTTTCGTGAAGTGCTTCGACTTCAAGAATTGGATTGGATTTTATCCAATTAGCCTCGTCAGCTATCTCTTCCTCATTGTCTTGTTCTGCAATAAAAGCAAAATAACCATCATCTATCACATCTCCGTCCAAAATCTTCTCGATATATGGATATTCGATTGTGTGCATTGGAGCATTTAAGTTCATACCAGCTGTTGAGATTATCAAAATCAACGGATTATCCAACTGACCTTGCCCAGATTCTAGCAACTCAATCATCTCATTAGTTTTAGATGCTGCAAACTCATCCAAGATACCAACGTATGGTTCAAATCCATCGACCGCTCCAGTATCTCGACTTAACGCACGAACATAACTCTCATCATTCAAATTACGAAGTTCATCACGCACGATTTTAGTTGCTTTTCGAATATCTTCATCTTGCGCTCTCAGAGCATCTAACTGCTTACGGATCATATCGTATGCGATACGGGCTTGAGAACGGTCGTTGGCAGTACAGAATAGTTGTCGGCTCATAGAAGGGTTCCGACCAAATAAAAACTCGTACAGGGCAATCCCTGCAACGAGAATAGTCTTCCCGTTCTTTCTGGCCAAACTGATTAGAGCTTTTTTAAATCTTCTTATCGATGTGTCAGACTTTCTTCTCCAACCATACAAACAAGATAAAATGAATTTTTGAAAATCTGCCAGTGGATATGGTTTGCCAGTTTTGACATCTGGGAGCATTTCAATGAAATCTATCGGATTTTTTGCTTTGTCAGGTAAGTAAATATATGGAAAGTCTTCATCATCCATACGCTTCAAATCTCTTAAATGTCGCTTGCAAGCTTTTATAACTTTCTTGCTGGCTATGATTTCTCCACTTACGACTCTTGAAGCATACTGATAAGCTACGTCTTCCACACAATCACCTCCTAACTACCAAATTTATCAAAAATACTCTCTTTCTTTTCTTCAACCTGTGGCACATACAATTTCATGCGACTGTCCACCGTCAATCCTAACTGAGATGCTGCTTTCATCAAGTTAGTTGTGGCACGCTCTAATGTATACAACATTTTGTTTGGAACTACCGAGCCTTTTTCATTCTCGTAGACATAACCTTTTTTCTGCAATCCGCGAGATATCTCTTTGTAGACTGCATACCAGGTGCAGTAGCTCTCTAAAACGGCTCTGTCTAGATTTCTTAGGGGTAGTTTTCGCAGATCGTTGATGACTCGTTTATATTCTGCTTTCGCAATCGGATCGAAGTGCTTTGGCGGTGTTAGTTGTAATGCATCCAAACCATCCGAAGCCTTCTCCTGTATACTTTTGCGAGCTATTTTCTCTTCTTTGGTCATGTGCTTTTTGTTGCTTTCGACAACCTTCATTTTCCGTCCCATTTCTGCCTCCTTTACACCAAATTTTATAACTTCCAATATTTCAAAAAGGGAATTTTTCGTACAGAAGAGGGGCGCGTTCCTATTCCCGAACGTTATATACCCCCGTCAGAAATTGAAGGGGGTATTTCCGTACAAAAACCAACCGATTCCTTAGCAATTCCCTTACCTCAGCTGGCTCAATATCGTTTTTTTATATTAAAATTTCTCTTTATTTTACACAAGGTTGACAATAAAAGAACTAAAAAGAATATCTTTCTTTGATTGCTTTCTTGTCATTACATTTCTTACAACTTGCTTGAAGATTATTTCTATCTAATCGTCTGGACCAATCTTGTTTAACACTAATGATATGGTCAGTCATTGTCGCTTCATCTCCACACATCGCACAAACATAATCAGACTCAAGCAACACTTGCTTACTTGTTCGCTTCCAGATAGATGAATTATAAAACCTCTTGACATCCTTGTCATACTTCCAACGAGTACGATTGTATTCAGTATACTCATTGTTTCGTTGATCATAGTCCACCGAGGTTCTTCTGCCTCCAAGTATTGTAAGTTTTTGCGGTTTCATCATTCCCTCTCTTTCAAAGATAACAAAAAGCCACACGTTTGTGTGATCCATTGTAAGACCTCTCTGCGAATTAAAATCGCAATTGGAACGACAGGACTCGAACCTGTGACGTCTCAATTCCCTAAACAGGACTTAATCCGTCTACCATATATCCATTAATCAGCATGAGACTACTGCTTTAAGCGAGTGACTTTTGATAACTTATTGTTTATTATCTTGTCCACAAATATTCCTACTTGTATCACTCATGCACGATTGGTTAGACCAATCACTCCTTACATCACAAACTACTAAGCCATTTTTCAATTAACGAAGACCCCGCTAAAAGTCTAAGCTGCTTTACTCTTTGACTTTACTCTCATCCTTGCGAGATTCGAGTAGGCAATCTAATTGCCGAAGTACACTTTCGTTTGCGACGGGCGATGACTTTTGCTTTTTTGAGTTTTTTTCTATCTTGAATAGCTTTAAAATATAAAAATCATCTTTCATCTATCGCAGACACGCATCGCCATGTGTTTCATTCTCTTTTGAAGAACAAAATGCACAGCGCCTGCTTATTATCGATTATTTTGCGGACAATCGACTCACCTTACATACTTTTGGGAGGCGCCCAATTTTTGCAAGATATGGTATTAAGCTCTTGTTGCACCTCGAACCAAATACCTCTTTCCTCTTATAGACTCGTCTCACAGCCAAACTGCCACGTTTGCATTTCCTCAGCACCTTGCCGTCGGAATCTGTCTGCTTTAACTTCGCCCACCTATTCCAAAACTGAAATAGTTAAGATTAAATTGCTTAGATTGACCATTGCTGGCAGGATGTTTGATAGACAAAAAACATCCTTTTCCTGCGTTACCACAGATTATCTAGGCTAAGCCCTAAAATGCAAGCAGACTACAGACTTGCGTGTTAATTAGTAATCATTTTGAAAGTTTTCCTTTTTTTATTTTTTTGTAGTCATTACAACCTCTGAGGGAATCAAACCCTCTAGCTTATAACTTATCCGGAATATAATTAGCTACGCAATCATGCAAGGTCCAGTCGCTACTGCCGACCATTTAATAAGTTAATGAGTGATATATTGACGCTCACCTCTTAATTCTTGATACTACCATTTTAACAGATTTTTAGAACCGCGCCGTCCCAAATAGTCCCATTTTGAACTTATGACATCAGATGACCTCTTCTAAGGCTGAAATCGCCTCATTCTTTAATCTGTAATAGGTTGTACGGCTCATTTTCAAATCATAACAAATACTATCAGCTGTGCCTTTATTGATATAAGTCATTCTCAAGATTGTTCTGTGCTTAGGATTACTTAGCTTGTTAATCATGCGACCTAATTCCAACTTACGATTGATAATGATATTCGTATCCTTTTCAATTTCATTTTTCATCGTGATAAGCTGGACATATACATCATCAACCTTCTTTGTCTGACTGCTCTTTACCTTGACACCTGACCACTTAGGACTTGAGAGCAAACCTGCCTCAAGCTCATTGATTTCATCTATACGGCTTTGAATGTCCATGTCAAGGTCTTGTAATTCTTTCAATAGCTCTTTAGCCTTGTTCACTCTCTATCTCCTTTGTGATATAATAATATTATTGAGATTATAGCTAAGGCAGAGAGTGTCTTGGCTTTTTTTGTTTTAATAGCTATTTAGTATCTTGAGGGTTTCCTCATAGCTAAGTTTTACTTCGACC